TTAGCGCAGAAGTGCAATCCCGTCATCATGGCCCGCCAGCAGGATCACATCCTTTTTCGACGGTGCCTTGCATTTCGTGGCCGGGCGAAGGGCGAGCAGGGAGGTCGCAATTTTCTGCGCGCCGGGGGAGAGGAAAAACGCATCATCCGGCCCCAGTTCGCGCGAGCAGAAAAGGGCGGCGTCACGCGGTTTTTTGGCGGCAATGAACAGCTTTTCAAACGCATCGACAAAATCGGTCGATACTCCCATTGCTTCCTGTTCCGTCATTTTGATGCTGGCCCAGCTCATGGGAGTCTCTCGTCTGGTTGTGGATATCGGTAAGGCCATTATTCATCCGGTGACCGCCAAGTCGAGCATTTTTGCGGCTGTTCGGGTAATAGGAAATTAATCCTTTACAATGAGAACAAAAAGGGATTATAGCTTGTGGATCAACACCGGAAGTGCATCCGGAAATAGCTTTGATGCGGTCAGAATGGCGGAAAACGGCATATAAGCCGGGTTTTGCACGTATCACGTTGGCAATCTTTACATATCCGGCAATTGGCGGTTTTGCGCAGTCGATGATGCGCAAAAGGGGAGATTTGCACGCTTTTTCGGGGTGTTGATGCGAGACAGGCAGATCAGCAGGAGGGCGAAATGAGTGAACAGAGACTTTTTCCCAAGCCGATAGCGGACCGCGTGACGACCCCGTTTTCCAGCGCCATGCAGGCGTGGTTCTGGTTTGTGCGGTGCCAGGCGTCACGGATCGAAGGGGCGCGTGTGGTGGCGGATGCCAGCGACGTTGTGCGCCCGTGCGACCCGGATGATATTTATAACGCGGTCATGCGGTTACGGCGTGAAAATGTGCTGGATGACCGGCATTTGCAGGTGATCGAATATTACGGGCTGGTGGAACGCACGCCCGATCCGCGCGATGGGCGTGAAAAGCCGAAATATGATCTTTGGTGCGATGCGATGGCGGCCTTGGAGGATGTGCTGATTGCGCGTGATATTGTCCTTCCGGGGGCCGAGGATGCCTTTCACCATCCCGAGAAAATGATCAAAATGACGGGGGAATTGCCGCCATGCAGACTTTGACCCGAGAGGCGATCACATCTGCTTTGGCGGCGGCGAAACAGCCCGCATATGCGGGTGCAAATCCGCCAACCGAACCCGTCATGCGCGATGTGCTTGTGGTGTTTGCCGATGCGCCTGAAAAGCGGCTTTTGCGGTGGCTGAAACCCGGTTTCCGGCATTGTTTCGTGCTGATGTCGGGCGGACGTGCCGGGGAGTGGATCTGCCTTGATCCGCAAAGCCACAGGATCGCGTGCGATGTCTGGCATTATTCGGTTCTGTTCGACCCCGAAGCCCATTACCGGGCGCGCGGATTTGACTGCATCTGGGTCAGTTATCCGGCGGAAGTGCCAAGGCGGGTGCGATTGGGCGCGTTTACCTGTGTCGAGTTCGTCAAACGGTTGCTGGGCATTTCCGGGTTCTGGATCGTGACGCCGCATCAACTTTTTTGCGCGATAAAACGTGCGGAAACAAAGGCTTATGGTGGGAGAGTGTTTTTTTCTGAAAAATGTTCTTGATTTGTTCTTTTTCTTGTGCCATAAGGGAGAAGTCAACACCACAATTGCGCCCGCATCGCTTCACCGCGTTGCGGGCGTTTTTGTTTTCAGCCCCGGCTTGGGGCTTTTTTGTTTTAGGGCTCCGGTTTGGGGCATTTGGTTTTTCAGGTCCCGTCTATGGGATGAGGCAGAGGGAGGCAAAGGGGCATCATGGGCAGTCTGTTTTCGACACCAAAACCAGCAGCGCCACCGCCAATTGCCACCAGTCCGTCCGCAAATCCGCCGTCCGTCGATGACGTGGAAAGTGCGGCAGAAGCGGCACGACGGGCGCGGTCCGAGGCACTGGAGCGGCGACGCTATGGCCGGGCCGGTCTGATCGGTACGGGGTTTCGCGGGTTGCTTTCGGACCGGATCGACCGTGCGGCGGGCGGCAAAAATCTTTTGGGGGACTAGGCGATGACAGAACGGCAGAACCGCAAAGCGCACCCGGTCCGCCCGGCGCGGAAGACGGGTGTGGCGGCAAAGCGTCCGACGTCTGATCGGGCCGTCACCGATGGGGCGGCGGGCAACGGCGCGGAGACGCGGCGTGGTGATGGTCTGGTTGGAGCTGGCCGGGTTGGGGGGACTGGCCGGACGGGAACGGACAAGGCCGAAGCCAGGCCGGAGGATGTCCGCCTGTCGAGAGCAGACCAGACGGCGGCGGGACTTGGCCGGATGGCGAAGGAGCCGGTGGGCCGTCTTGGTGCTGGTGCGGGTGCGGGGGCGAGAGCCGGGGCACGCAGCAATGCCGGAACCAAAACCGTGACGATTGCGATTGCCGATTTGCGGGCCCGGTTTCGGGCGGCGATGGGGCAGAAGCGCGGTTGGATGCGCCATTGGCAGGAATGTTATGAATTCGCCCTGCCGCAACGCAACGGGGCGAGCGAGCAGCCGGGAGCATCCGGCGGGGTGTCTGGTGGGGAAAAGAAGTTTGATCGGGTGTTTGATGCCACGGCCCCGGATGCGGTCGAGCAGCTTGCGGCCAGCCTGATGGCGGAAATCACCCCGCCGATGGGCGGCTGGTTCACGTTTGAGCCGGGCGGCAATGTAGCGGATGCGGATCGGGACATTCTGACCGCGCGGCTGGCACGGGCCGCGAGCATTTTGCAGGGGCATTTTGACCGGTCCAATTTTGCGGTCGAGATGCATCAGGCGTTTCTTGATCTGGTGACGGCGGGGACGGCCTGCCTTCGACTTGAAGCGGATGATTTCCTAAGCCCGTCGGCGTTTCGGTTTGGCGCGGTGCCGCTGCGTGAACTGGCGTTCGAGGAACGCAGTGACGGCAGAATGGATGCGGTGTTTCGCAAGCTGTCGCTGAGCCGGGACGAGATTGCAAGGCAATGGCCAGACGCGCGGTTGCCCGATAGGGATCGGGATGAGGGGCAGAGCCCGAAACGATACGCGGTGGTCGAGGCGGTTCTGCCCGATCCGGGGGCGTTTGGCGGTTATCAGCTTTGCGTGTTTTTTGAGGATGGGGGGCGGGTTTCGGGTGGTCTGGCCGGCGAAGATGGGGTGATCCATCGGGACCGGTTTGACGTGTCGCCCTATATCGCGTTTCGCTGGATGAAGGCACCGGGCGAGGTTTATGGCAGGTCGCCGGTGATGAAGGCGCTGCCGGATATCAAGACGGCGAACAAGGTGGTGGAGCTGGTGCTTAAAAACGCATCCATCGCGGTGACCGGCATCTGGCAGGCCGATGATGACGGGGTTCTGAACCCGGCGGCGATCCGGCTTGTACCGGGAAGCATCATCCCGAAGGCGGTGGGCTCGGCGGGGTTAACGCCACTTGATGCGCCGGGGCGGTTTGATGTTTCCGATCTGGTGCTGTCGGATTTGCGTGATCGTATCCGACGGTGCCTTCTGGCTGATCGGCTGGGGCAAAGTGACCAGCCCGGCATGACCGCGACCGAGGTTCTCGAACGGGCATCGGAAAATGCCCGGTTGCTGGGGGCGACTTATGGGCGGTTACAGGCGGAACTGCTTTATCCGCTTATTCGCCGGGCGATCCATATTCTGGTGCGGCGCGGCGAGTTGCCCGACATGCCGCTTGACGGTGATGTCGTGCAGTTGCGCCATAGCGCGCCGCTGGCGCAGTTGCCCAAACGGGTGCAGGCCGGGCAGGCGATGGATTGGTTATCAAGGATTGCGACGCTGGGGCCGGAGGCGCTGGGCGAAGTCGATATGCCGCACATGGTCCGCTGGCTTGCCGATCAGTTCGGGGTGCCGGACCATTTGCTCAGGCCGATGATGCCGGTTTCGCCGCCGGTCGAGCCATCACTTGAGGCGGGCGTTATGGAGGATGCGGTATGAGTGGCTGGGACTGGTTTGACGGCTTGGCCGCCGACGACGAAACCGAAGAGGTGGATCGGGTGCATTGGCGGCAATGTTTTGGCACGAGCGCGGGGCAGAAGGTTCTGGCGGAGCTTGAACGCAGCATCCTTCGAACCGCGTTTGGCCCGCAAAGCCCGGATCGTGCGATCTGGATGCGTGAAGGGCAGCGGGCGCTTGTTTTGCAGATGGCGCGGCTTGCAAGGGGCAGCGTAAACGGAGGCGCGGCGGATAATAAGGGATGACAGGCCTGTGCCTTGGCGGAGATCAATTTTGTTGAGGAGCATGCGGCACGATGGACTCCCGCGTTCGCGGGAGTGACGGGGAGAGTGGAGTGACCTTTGCCTTCAACCGTCATGCCCGCGAACGCGGGCATCCAGACTTGGTGCCGCATCGACGATGGGGAGTGTGCGGCGCGAGGGAGTGACGGCGTCATTTGCCTGACCGTCCAGACCTTGCCGCCCCGCGCAGCGTTAATCAGGAAAAATCGTATTTTTATGAACAGTAATCCGGCAGCGAAGCGGCTGCGCGGAGAGGGGAGAGTGTATCATGACCATTGAGCAGAACCTGACGCGGTCAGAAGCCGGGCAGGGGGCGGAAGATAATCTGTTGCGTCCGGCCGATGTGGCAGGCGGTGTAACTGAGGTGTTGGAAGATTTGGCAGGGGGCGGGGTTTTGGATGTCGGTGCCTTGCCGGAAGGTGAGGTTGATGTCGATGAAGCCATCACGGCCATTGATCCGGCGAGCATTCCCGAAACGCCTGAGGGATATGAGATTACCGTTGATGACGTGTTGGGGGCGGTTGATCCGGCGGTGAATGCGCGGTTGCATGAAGCGGGATTTAGCGGGGCGCAGGCGCAGCTTGTTTATGATCTGGCGGCCGAGGTGATCGGGCCGTTAGTTGGCGAGGTCGAGGTCGCAGGCAAACGTGCCGCGGATCGGGCCGCCCTGGCGGCCGAGTTTGGCGGGGTGGAGAACTGGAAGCGATTGGCCCCCCGGATTGAGAAATGGGGGCGCGAGAACCTGCCCGAGGCGGCGTTTGAGGTTCTGTGTCAAACGGCAGATGGGGTGCGCAGCATTCATCGGTTGATGAGTGGCGGGACGGAGCCGGGATTGAGTGCCGGACGGCCAAGCGATGCGACGGGTGACCTGCGCCATGATATTCGGGCGAAAATGAATGATCCGCGATACTGGCGCGACCGTGATCCGGCGATGGTGGCCGAGGTGCAGGCAGGTTTTGACCGCCTGCATGGCATTTCCTAGTTCACCTGATAGCGGCCATCGGTTTTCTGGACTTCGGGGGGGATGCGGGTGCGCTCGAACGCTGCGTAAACGTCATAAAGCCCGGGGGCCGGGACGCTGGCGAAGGCGTCTTCGGTAAGGGTCACGGCATCATCCATGTTCTGGCGTTTTTCAAAGACGTGGACCGGTACCTGTGCCTGACCGGCGCGAAGGGCTGTGTCGATCAGCATATAGACCGGCTCGATATCGCCGTTTTCAAGGGCGATGCCGCCCGTGCCCTCGCAATTGCCGCGAAGGGCGGGTTGGGCGGTTTGGGCCTGTTGCTCGATATCCTCGGGTGTACCCGATGTTAACGGTGTCAGGGCGATTTCAAGGTGATACGGGCTGTTGGGGGCAAGGTCGTCGCGCGTGACATGGTAAACGCCAAGATCGGCAGCATTGCCGATGGTGGCACTATCGGCACCGGTGGAGTTTCCATCGCCGTCACTGGCGTGGGTAATGGCATCGGCATCACAGAAATTATAGCGGGTAAACAGGCGGTAACGGTTGTTTGCCTTGAGCCAGACTTCGATATCGCGATCTGCATTGAAGACGCGCACGAAAACCGGTGCGCCAATTGCCAGATCGGCGTTGGACAGTTCGGCTTCGAGATCGGGGAGAACCCGGTTGCGGATATTTTCCGCGCCAAACCCGGCAAGGGCCGAAACCCGGCTGGTGAAATCGTTGAAATAGCCGGGAACAGGGGTATAGGGCAGCAGGGTATAACCCGCTGCCCCAATCCCGATCAGGGCGATGGTGGCAAACAGTTTTGCGCGCAACGCAAACTCCAGATCATCAATTTTGCAACAGGTCCGGCCAAACCGGACAGGTGTTCGAAACCGGCCGAGCAGGCGAGGTTCCGAACGACAACACCAAACCACTCAACCATGACCGCAAGATGACCGGTTCGGGGTGCAAATAAGGCGGAATTGCCTGATTTGCAGCGCTGTCGGGCTGTTTCATCGCCACGGTGGTCGGAAAATTGTTTTAGGGCAGAAGGATACAAAACCAATGAGCGTGACAATCGATAAAAGCTTTGTCGATCATTTCCAGGCCGATGTGCATCAGGCCTATCAGCGGATGGGATCGAAGCTTCGCAATACGGTGCGGGTCAAAAACAGTGTGAAGGGGGCCAGCACGGTTTTCCAGAAAGTTGGCAAGGGCAAGGCCACCACCAAGGCACGCCATGGCAAGGTGCCGGTGATGAATGCCGAACATGAGGCGGTGCGCTGTGACCTTCGCGATTATTATGCCGGTGACTGGGTCGATGCGCTGGACGAGCTTAAGACCAATCACGATGAAAAGATGGTTCTGGCCAATGCCGGTGCCTATGCGCTGGGTCGCAAGACCGATGATCTGATCATCAATGCACTGGCAAGCAGCGAGGACCTTATTGATCACAATGAGACCGGCCTGACCCTTGGCAAGGTGATGGCAGCCTTTGAAGGCATGGGCAACCGCGATGTGCCCGATGACGGCCAGCGTTATGCGATTGTCGGCTGGAAACAGTGGTCCGAATTGCTGCAGATCCCGGAATTTTCCAATGCCGATTATGTCGGCGATGATGACCTTCCATGGAAGGGGACGCAGGCCAAACGCTGGCTTGGTACGCTGTGGATGCCGCATTCCGGGCTTCCGGTGGCGGAAGGCATCCGGTCATGCTTCTGGTATCACAGAACCGCCATTGGCCATGCGATTGGGGCGGATGTGCAGTCCGACATTACCTGGCACGGCGACCATGCGGCACATTTCGTCAACAATTCCATGAGCCAGGGGGCGGTGCTTGTTGATGATGCCGGGGTGAGCTGCATCCGGGCCAAAGAGTAAGCCGCGGCTTCTGACGATTTTCCATACAGATAACGGAGACCAAAATGGCAGAAGGTTTTAAAGCCAGAAACCTGAGTGTTCTGGCCTATGCCAACGGCTTTACGCTTTGGCATTACATCACCCCGGATTTCGCCGCCGATGTCGATACGGCGGGTTACTTTGCCGATGCACGCGACATGCTGCGGGTTGGTGACATCATCATCGCCAATACCAACCGCGATGCCACCATGTCAGGCGGATTGTTCGTCGTGGCGAGTTCGGGGGCTTTGGGTGTTGATGTCCGCGATATGACGGCGATTGGCAGTTCGAATACGGACTGATCCGGGCCGCCCGGCCAGGTTTTGGCGGTTTTACCAACAGATTTTTACGTTTTTCCTCGACCCGTTTCTGCCCCGGCAGGAGCGGTTTTTTTATGTCCAACATTTTATGTCCAACAAAGGAGAATGCCCATGCAGGGTTCCAAACCAGTCGAATGCGAAGTTCTTAACGTTATCCAGGCGGCAGGTATCTGGCCGGATTGTGATGACAAAACGCAGCTTTTGCAGGCGATCAATACGCTGATTTCGGGTGGCGGCAATGGTGGTGGCGGTGGTGCGACACCGCTTGGCACGGTACTGCCGTTTGCCGGTGCGACGGCACCGGAGGGCTTCATGCTGTGCGATGGCACCGAACTTCTCGCAAGCGAGCATGCCGATCTGTTTGCCGTGATCGGTACGGTTTATGGCGAAGGCGAAGCGCCGGGCAGCTTCAAGCTTCCTGATCTGCGGGGGCGTACCGCGATTGGTGCCGGTCAGGGTGTTGATCTGAGCGATCGTGTGCTCGGTGCTATGGCCGGGGCAGAAACCCATCAGCTTACGGTTGATGAGATGCCGAGCCATAATCACACGCAGAATGTTCGAAATGATGTTGCTGGTGCAGGTAGTCGAAATGGTCTTGCAGGGAGCCCTCCGCACGCGACAGTGGACGGTTTCCTCAATGCGACCGGCGGCGATCAGCCCCACAACAACATGCAGCCTTTCGTGGTGCTGAACTACATCATCAAGGTCTGATTTTACTCAATTCCTTCGACCCGGCAGCATTCCGCTGCCGGGTTTTCTTTTATCCAAAACGGAGAATATCCATGCAGTGTAATACACCGGTTGCCAGCGAAGTTCTGAATGTTGTTCTGGCGGCCAATATCGCGCCGGATCGTCAGGATGACACCCAGCTTTTGCAGGCGATCAATACCCTGATTGCCAATGGTGGTTCGGGCGGTAACGGCGGCAATGGCGGCGGTTCCGGTGCCGAAATCGGCTCTGTCACCGCCTTTGCCATGCCGACCCCGCCGGAAGGCTGGCTGGTCTGTGACGGTTCGGCGGTTTCGCGGACCGACTATGCTGATCTTTATGCCGTGATTGGTACCGTCTGGGGTCATGGGGATCAGATTGCCACCTTTAACCTGCCCGATCTTCGCGGCGAGTTTGTTCGTGGTTTTGATGCCGGGCGTGGTGTGGATGCGGATCGTGTGTTCGCGTCATATCAGGATGATGAAACGAAAGCCCATTCTCATTCAAATAATGGGCAAACCGGTGTCATAAACACCTACGGTGATACACATCCTTATCGTCTGGCTCTTGCCGGTTCGGGCACTTTTGCCGCAGGGGAGACTGGCGAGTTTGGAGGAGTGGAAACTCGTCCGCGTAACATCGCCATGACCTATGCGATCAAGGCGTTTTATCCGGTTGCCTGATCGGGTTTCGCCTTTCGAATAACGCACTTTTCTATTGCCCCGGTAGCGCAGGTTGCCGGGGTTTCTTTTGATCTGAATGAAAGGACTTCACATGTGTAACTGTAACAAGATTACGATCTGCACCGAATTCGATCCGGCCCAGATTGCCGGCATTCAGGTACCGATTGCGTCCATCCATGCCTTTGCCACCCTGACCGTTCCGGACGGCTATCTGGTCTGTGATGGTGCTGCTGTTTCGCGCACCGACTATGCCGATCTGTTTGCGGCACTCGGCACCGTATGGGGTGCAGGTGACGGCACCACGACTTTCAACATTCCTGACCTTCGCGGCGAGTTCATTCGCGGTTTTGATGCCGGGCGCGGCGTGGATGCAGGGCGTGTATTCGCTTCGTTGCAGGAAGATGAGTTCAAATCACATTCACATACTAATATCGCAACAGGAGTGAATTCTGTCAGTGGCTCGTTTGGATATCTTGCCGGGAATGGTGAAGGTGCGACTGGGGTATCAGGTGGTGCCGAAACCCGTCCGCGCAACGTTGCGGTGACCTATGCGATCAAGGCGTTTTATCCGGTGGCGGCTTCGGCCTGATATCTGACGGATGAATGATGGGCGGGGTCCGGGTTTCCGGGCCCCGCTTTTACCTGTTGCACGAAGGACTGGATTCCCGCCTGCGCGGGAATGACGGCAGGGAAAAGCTCCTTTCCCCGTCACTCCCGCGAAAGCGGGAGTCTATCGTGCCGCATCCTTAAAACCGGCGCTAAGCCTGCCGTCCGATGGTTTTACTGCGCCCCTTTTTCCGCCAGATATCTGGTGACCTGGGCGGCGGCGCGGGCGCGTTGTTCGTAGGTAACGGAGGGTGCAGCGACTTCGATCCAGGTTTTGGCTTCGACATGATCGCGCGCAGCCGCGATGGAAAGATAGTACCAGGCAAGTTCGAGGTCTTCGGTGGTGTATTCGCCGTAATAATGCATCCGGCCCATGGCGGCAAAACCGTTGGTATCGTCAAGTTCGACGGCCTTCTGATACCAGGCAATTGCGCCTGCCGGGTCTTCGGGGCCGCCGATGCCGTATTCGAGGAAATGGCCGTAATAGTAAGGGGCATCGGGATCGCCGTTTTCAGCGGCGAGCTTCATCCACTTCCGGGCCAGCACCGGATCGGGTTCAATCCCCTCGGCACCGGACTGGTAGATGGCGGAGAGGTTGTATTGGGCATAGGCGTCGCCGTCGGAGGCGGCTTTTTCATACCATTCGCGTGCGCGGGGGATGCTGACATCGACCCCGATGCCATGCAGATAGCAATCGGCCAGATTGACCATGGCAGACACATCGCCCAGATCGGCGGCGCGTCGATAGTGATAGGCGGCTTCGGTGGCGTCGGGGGCAACGCCCGATCCATTGAGATACATGATGCCAATCAGGTTGATCGCGCCGGCATGGTTATGATCCGCCGCCTTGCGGGCCAGTTCCATCGCACGGGTGAAATCCTGCGGCACGCCATCGCCATGATAGGCGGCCAGCGCGTCGGCAAAGAGCGGTTCGGATGCGGTGGCCGGGGCTGAAACAGGAGCAGGAGCAGCAGGAGCCGGTTCGATCACGATGGATCTGGAGGATGTAAAGCGTTCGGTTATCGTGCCGTTGGCATCCATGGTCCGGTTGGTGAAGGGGCAGGGTTCTGATGCCGGGTAGGTCGTAATCGCATCGCCGTCGGCCAGAACCGCGATGGCCGGGGCGTAACCCTGTTTGGCAGCGCAATTGTACCAGCCTTCGGCTTCTTCGAAGGCATCAAAGAAAAGGAATTGTCCTTCGAGATATTCGGCCAGAGCGAACTGTGCGGCGGGATCGCCATTCATGGCGCGGGCACGCAGGGCGTCTTCATCGCCATCGTAGCTGTTTGCGGTGTCGGAAGTGTCTGGTGCGTTTTGCTTCTGGTCGGCGGTGTAACCGGCCCCGGTGTAATAGCATTCGCCGGTTTCGCTGATATTGAAATTGGCGTTGATGTTTTGCAGCTGATCAATGGCGGGCTGGTCGCCCTGCAGGGCAGCGCATTCAAGCAGGCGGGTGATGGTGAAGTGTTCATCATCGTCAATGTGGCCGTCCTCGGCATAGTCGTAGGACAGTATGGCGCCCAGTATGCGCTGGGCCTCGGCATCGCCTGCGTAGGACTTGCGCCAGTATTCCCGGATCAGGGGATCGTCATCGGTGTTCTGGGCGATTTCCGCAGCAGGTGCCGGAATGGATGCCAAGGCCGGGGCCAGTTCAGACAGGCCCAAAGTGCCCGCGAAAACAAGTGATGCGATATACGGGAACCGGGACATTGGTGCTCCATTCAAATTGCCCGGCCCTGTCACGGTCGGTTGATACGGATTTTGACAATATTTCAACGATATCGGCAACCGGGAATTGAAGGGAACGCGATATGGCACTGAGCGACATCGCACTTTGTGCGCGCGCATTGGTGATGATCGGGGCAGCACCGATTGTTTCGTTTGAGGATGACACCGCCGAGGCCGAGGTGGCGGGGATGCTTTATCCGGTCCTTCGGGACGGGATGCTGGCGGCGTATCCGTGGCGGTTTGCCGCACGCGGCGCGTGGCTGGCGCGGACGGAAAGTGAGGATGCGACCGGTTCGGGTGACGGGATGTTTGTCCTGCCGGGTGATTTTATCCGGTTGCTGTCGCTTGAGACGGATGGCGGGGCGGTGCCGGAATTTGAGCTGGTGCAGGGGGCGGTGAGGTGCGGGGCGGATCGGGCGTACTTACGCTATGTCGGGCGAATGGCGGAGGGGGCATTTCCCGCGTTTTTTGATCTGGCGCTGATCACACGCCTTGCGGCGGAGTTTTGTGTACCGCTGACCGAAAGTACGTCGCGGGCGGAATATCTGTTTAAACGCGCCGAAGACCAGTTTCGCAGCGCGAGGCTGGCCGATGCGCAGCAATCAACCCCGCGGACGATTGGGGATTTTACCCTGATCGGGGCGCGGGGATAGGGGTTTTGGGATTGACCGGAGGTGATGGTTATGGCGCGCAGGGTACTGGAAAAGACGACATTTTCGACCGGTGAACTGGCGCCGGAATTGTGGGGGCGATCAGACCTTAATGCCTATGGCAATGGGGCGGCGCGGTTGCGCAATGTGTTCATTGAACCGAGCGGCGGGGTGCGCAGACGGCCCGGTATCGCGTTGATTGATGCGGTGTCCGGCCCGGTGCGGTTGATCCCGTTCGAGTTCAATACCGAGCAGACCTATCTGCTGGTGTTTGGGGATTATCAGGGCACGGTTTATCGCGATGGGGTGGCGATTGTCGGGTTTGAAACGCCGTTTGGAATTATCCACCATGCGCTTCTGAACTGGACGCAAAGTGCCGATACGCTGCTTGTCACCCATCCGGAGGTCGAGCCGATGCGCCTGACCCGCAAAGGATCAGACGACGGGGCGGGGACGTGGGAGCTGACCAACTGGGCGTGGCGCGAAACGGCGGTGAAGCGGTTTCAGCCATACTATAAATTCGGTGATCCGGCGGTTTCGATCACGCCATCAGGGACCAGTGGTACGGTCAGCATCACGGCCAGTTCGGCGCTTTTTGAGGCCGGGCATGTTGGCACGCGCTGGCGCATTCAGGGGATCGAGGGGCAGATTGCCGGGGTTTCGAGTGCGACACTGGCAAGCATTACCTTGAAAGAGGTGCTTCCGAATGCCAGCACGACACAGGATTTTGAGGAACAGGTGTTTTCGCCGGTTCGCGGCTGGCCGCGCAGCGTGACGTTTCATCAGGACCGGATGGTGATTGGCGGGTCGCGGGATTTGCCCAACCGGTTGTGGATGTCGAAATCGGGGGATCTGTTCAATTTCGATCTGGGCGAGGGACTGGATGACGAGGCGATTGAATTTGCCCTGCTGGCCGATCAGGTCAATGCGATTACCGGCATTTTCGCAGGCCGCCATTTGCAGGTTTTCACCAGCGGGTCGGAATGGATGGTAACGGGGGACCCGTTGACGCCAGCCAATATCCAGGTCACGCGCCAGACCCGGATTGGCAGCCGGGCGGATCGCACGGTGCCGCTGGTCAATGTTGACGGCGCGACGATCTTTGCCGCGCGCAGCGGCCGGGAATTGCGTGAATTTCTGTTTACCGATGTCGAGCAGGCCTATGGGGCAGCGGATTTGGCGCTTTTATCGCGCCATCTGGTGCAGGGCCCGGTTGATCAGGCATTTGATGCCGATCACAGGCTTTTACATGTGGTGATGGGCGATGGCAGCCTTGGCACATTGACCCTTTATCGCAGCGAGGCGATTACCGCCTGGTCGGCGCAAAGCGTTGAGGGTGCGGCATTTCGCGCCGTCGCGGTGGCGGGCGGGCAGGTTTACCTTTGCCTTGAGCGGAACGGGAAATTTTACCTTGGCCGGTTTGATGAGGGTTGCGGGCTTGATCTTTCGATCGCCGCAGAATTGACCGAAGGCGAGGAACCGCGCCGCCATTGGGGCGGGCTGGATGATCTGGAAAATGTCACGCTGGCCGTGTGGGCCGATGGGCGGCTTTATCGCGATATTACGGTGTCGGGCGGCACGATCAGTTTGGCTGATGCGGTTTCAACGGTTGTGGCCGGATTGCCGTTTACCCATGAAATTGCCGCCCTGCCACCCGCCGGGTCGGATGGCACGCAGGCACATGGCGGTAATGCGTTGCGGCTTGTGTCGGTGACGTTTCGGGTGCAGCAGACCGAACAGTTGCGCGTTGATACCGGGCGGGGATTGCGCGATGTGGCGCTGGGTAGAGGACGGAGCGAGGACGCGGCTTATAGCGGTGATGTCAGTTTACGCGCGCTTGGCTGGCGGCGTGGCAGTGCCGGGCGGGACAATAATGGATTATGGCGGATCGCCGGGGATTTTCCCCGGCCTTTTTTATTGCTGGGGGTCGCCAGCGAATTGGGGGTGAATGACTGATGGGCGCGTTTGCATCCTATGCACCAATAGCACTTTCTGCCCTGCAAACCGGGCAGCAGATTTCATCAAACCGGGCGGATCAGAAAAGCCGCGCGGCCCAGACCGAAGCCAACCGACAGGCCGATATTGCCAGCATCAATGCCAGCGAGACGGAGCGTGCGCGCGAACGGGCCGAGGAATTGCGGATCCGTCAGGCACGGCTTCGCGCACGCCAAGGGGCGGCGGGGCTTCAAAGCGGGGCGGCGGGATCGGCCAGTGCGGTTCTGGCCGGTTTGGAAAAACAGGCGTTGTCGGAAACGCAGGCCGATGCGGATGCGGCGGCGCGCAGACGGGCGGAGGTTAACCGGCAGGCAAGCTATCGTGAAACATCGCTTTTGCGGTCCGGGCAGGATGACACGGTCGCCCGATTGAATGCGTGGTTTGCCCGGCGGGACGGGTGGTGAGGCGTGAGGTTTCCACAGGGGGATAAGATGGGCGCGGTATTTAAGGGGACTGGCGGGGCGAGTGTCGGGTTTGCGGGCAACGGGGAACGTACGGTTTTTCCGTTTCAGTTTGCGGTTTTTGGCGGTGATGATGTGGCGGTGCGCGTTGATGGAAAGCCGGTCACCACCGGGTTTCATGTGGCGTTAAATGACGCCGAAGAAGCGCCCGGCGGCGCGGTGATTTTTGAGGTCGCGCCAAAGGTGGGGGCCGCGATTTCGATCAGTCGGCATTTGCGGTTACGGCGGTTGAGTGCCTATGGCAGCTCGGCATCGCCCCGCGGGGATGCGGTGGATCGGGATCTGGATTATCTGACGGCGGCCCTTGGCGATATTGACCGGGCGATGGTGGGTAGTTTGCGGCTTGATCCCGCCGATCAGGACAAGGGCGATCTGGCGTTGCCCCGTATTGCGCCCGGTCGGGCCCTGGTGTGGAACGATCAGGGCGACGGGCTGGCGAACGGGCCGGAGGCAGGCGAAATTGCAGCGGCGGGGCAGCATGGTGCGATGGCGCAGGATGCGGCGAACCGGGCCGAGGCCGCAGGAACGCGGGCGGAAACCGCGCTTGCAGGGTTTCAGAAGCAGATGGCGGGGGCGGCGTTTGACCTTGATCTGCGGGCACAAAACGTAACGCTTTGGCAGGATGAACGCCGGATGCCGGTGATTGATGCGCCAGGTGACCGGATCATGGATATCCGCGAGACGGGGGCGCTGGTGCGGTTATCGAATGGCGGGCGGTTGAGCCTTCCGGGGGTGAGTGCCGCGCGCAACGGGGTGCGATACCGAGTGGTCAATGGCGATGGCACGATGGTCGATGTCAGTGCGGCCAGTGGGGATCAGATTGCGCCGCTGGATGGGGCGGCGGCGCGCAGTGTTCATGCCCTGCCGATCCGGGGGGATTGCGTTGATCTGATTTGTGATGGGACGCGGTGGTTTGCCGCATCAATCCGCGAGGGCGGGCCGGTGGTGAAGCTTTTGCGCACAAATGCTCAGGATATTCCGGCGGGTGGTTATTTCATTGTCGAATGGGATCAGGTGGCGGAGGACAGCCACGGGCTTTATGACGCCGCCCTGCATGGGGTCGGGAGCCTTCCGCCCGGTTTTTACCATGTCGATGCCGGGGTGAATTTTGCCATTGGGGCGGAGGCGGTGGCGGTCAGTGCCTATGTCGAGCGGCAGGGGGCATCGGGATGGAGCACGCATTTGCAGGCGTCCGACATTGCCGGGGCGGGGAGCAATGCGACGCAGAGTGTGCGGGTCAGCGGCATCGCCCGGATCGGGATTGCGAGCGATAATGCGCTTCGGCTGCGTGTGCGGCATTCGGACAGTGTGACGCGCCAGATTGCGGCGGGGGCGGTGATGAGCTGGTTTCATCTGTATCGGATTGGCGGGTAGGTTTTGAGGCTGCGGCACGGCTGACTGGATTCCCGCGTTCGCGGGAATGACGGGTTATTGGGAACAGGCCTTTCCGCCTGTTCGTCACTCCCGTGCAGGCGGGAGTCCATCGGGCGGCGGGCTCTGTGATCCAAACGATATTTCATTTATTCAGGGACGGAGAATGCAAAATGGGCATGCGATATGCGCCATTGGAAAGCTGTCTGCGCGTGACGCGGGCGAGCCCGAAGATTGTGCGCGGACCGGACGGGGTTTTGGCCACGATTGGGGCAGATATTCCCGGCCATGATCATGACGGGTTGGGCCGGGCGCGGGGGCTTTTGATCGAGGGGGCAGCGAGCAATCTGTTGCGCTATTCCGCCGCGTTTTCCAATCCACTTTGGGAGAAGGACGCGGGGGTGAGCTTGGCGACGTCCGGGGTTGCGGCCCCGGATGGGAGTATTACGGCCACACGGCTTGACCTTCCGGGCAACACGGCGGGGCTTTATCAGCGGGTCGATGACCTGATCGCGGGGGAGGTTTACAGCTTTGGCATATGGGCGCGGGCGGTATCGGGCGTGGCCGATATTACGCTGGGCGGGGTGAACGGGGCGTCAAACCATGCGGTGAGCCTTGATGAAAGCTGGCAACGGGTGGGCTTTGGCGAGGCCGCATCGGGCACCAGCCGCTATCCGAAAATCAGCACCGCGATTTCGGGTAATCCGGCATCGATCCTGATCTGGAATGCGCAGCTTGAGGCCGGGCCGGTTTCGACCAGCGATCTGATCAGTAAGGGCATCCCGGCGGCACGGGCGATGGATGATGTGATGCTGGAGCCGGGCGACTGGTTCCGGGGCGCAACCGGGCGGGGGACGTTTGTTTTTGATCTGGAATTGCCAGCGGCCTGGGATGGTATCTGGCGGATCGTGCAGATGCATTCGGGGAGCCTTAACGATGATCATCTTGATCTTGGCTATGACAGTGCGGCGGATCAGTTGCGGATTTCATTGCGCAAGGGGGGCGTGCCGATCCTGAGCCAGTCGCTTTATGGCGGGCTTGTGCCGGGCGCGCGCACGCGGATCGTGCTGGCGTGGGCGGATGATGGGGTGGCGGTCGCCAAGGACGGGGCGGTTTTGAAATCGCCCGGTGGCTTTGCCATGCCGCGCAGTCTCAACACGATCCGGCTGGGGAGTTATGCCGGGCAAAGCGGGGCGTTAAACGGGCATTTGCGCGGGATTTCTTACTGGCCGGAACGGTTGGGGGATGAACGCCTGATTGCCCTTTCGGAAAATTCGGGAAACTAACCCCATGGAAGCCAAATCGGGAACGGAGGACAGGATGGAGGAACTTGAGACGGTGCGGGCGGAGTTTTTGCAAAGCCTGCCCGGCGATATCAACCGGGCGCGCAATGCCTATCGCCGGATGGCGCAGGCGGCAGCCCTTAAAATGGATGCCAAAAGCTTTGCCGCCCATCAAACGGCGTGCAAGGCGGGGCTTTCGCATCTTGAAGGATTGATCAAGCTGCTGCGCTGGGCGTCCGGCCCGGATGCGGCGGAGAATGAGAAGGCAAAGTCGCCTGCGATGGAAGAGGCGGAGATCAGGAAGCTGATTGCCGAGGCACGGGGGGCGTTGGCGGGGTAA